AGTAATGTTTAAGCGCTTTAGAGACCTTGGCATCAACACCGTTTAATGCCAAGGGATTATTCTGAGCTAAATAGTCATACGCCTTAGCCGCTTGACCAATATTCTGGATATTGCCAGACTTGGCTAAAGATGTGATCTGTTCTTTAAAGTCAGGTATTTCCCTTTGTATATTTTCAGCAATCATGGCCCTTTGTTGCATAGTAGCGGGCTGCCCTGTTTGCGCTTCTACATTCTTAACTTGCTCGCCATACCATGCATTGATACCTTTGTCGGGAATGTTTGCTAGTATCGCTGGGCTACCAAGGTTAGAGTTTATGAATGTCGTATCGGTTAATAGCTTTTCTTTCTTAAGATTAAGCTTAGCAATATCCAAATCTAGCTTAAGGGCAAATGTATCGCCCATTTCAGCTTTGTATTGCTCGAGCTTTTGTGGTGTTAGCGTTCCTTGTGTTGCTTCAACCTTAGCTTGTGCATATGCAAACTGTTGTTGGTTTTGAACGGCGGCTTGATATTGATTGGCGTATTGTCCAACGCTCGCCACAACAGCTTCATGCTGAGACGGCGTTACACCTTCAGGCTTATTCTTACGAAGCTCTGCGACATATTTAGCGCCCGCTTCTTCACCTTCAGACTCCACTACTTTTTTATATTCACCTTGGAACTTTGATGTTTGAAATTCTGCTATCGCTTCATTCTTCTTTTTAAGAATCATATCTTCAGACCAACCATCACTTTTAGCAACGTTATCGATATGGTTCAAACGTTCTTCAAACTTTTGCTGTGCTGATTCTGTTCTATCATCAAGATTGTTGTCTTGAACTTCTTGTGCAAGCTGAGCATCTTGTGCGGCGTGCGCTCCTTGCAGATAACGTCTGTTATTGTCTTCAACACGTTTAGCTATTTGATAATAACTATTTTGATACGTGGACATAATATCCCGTTCAAAGTCTTTTCTATTGGCCGGATTTATTTGGTCAACATAAAGTTTTAATTGCTTCGCTGCTGCCACTTGATATGTTTCTAATGTCTTAGCGTTAGGATTAGGATCATTCAATGCTGTGCTTGCAATCTTGGTTAAAAAACTAGACGCTTCATATTTAGCGCTATTGAATTCTTCTTGTTGATATGACTTTCTAAACTCTGCATCTGTCTGGTTAATGGCTGGCAAGAATGTCTGTCCACGAGTCTTAGCCGCCTCAATGCCCGCAAGCTTAGCACGCTCTAATGACGCACTATTAGCTAACTGTAAACCCACGCTACCTATCAATGAACTGATATTCAATTTATGAGCCGTAGCGCCATGCTTAGCAAGCTCTAGCTCTTGCTCTGCCCCTAGCTTTTGAGCACCTGCCTTGGTTAAATTTCCCTGGCTCTCGGCTAGATTCTGCTTAGAGGCTTGGGCATTGCTACGCGCCTGGTTAATGGTCTCAGCGGCCTGTACTGCACCTATTTCACCACCCGGCGTCTCTATGCCCTGCTTACGCTTGTATTCTGGGATATCGCCTCTAGCCATTTATAGCCTCCCTATCAAGCGATTGCGTTGTGCCTCAGTGAGTCTTGTACCGTTATAGCCAGGACTGCTACCGACATTGGTCTGATTCAAGAAGATGCCACTCATCTCTGAGAACGGAACCTGCCCCAATATGCTGCCAAAAAGCTCAATGTTGCTGCGAGATCTAGACTGTTTAATCTCTCCACGCTTACCAGCTAATCCAGCTCTAGTACCAGCAAAACCGGCCTTTGTTTGCAGATTTGCAGCATTAAGTTGATTTATATTGCCTGACACCTGATTATAAGCGGCTACTCGATTTAGTTCATTAGCTTTGGATTTAGCATCATAGAGTGCCGCCTGACCCTTCAACTGTAGGTTCCTGAAGTTCTGGCTTATAGCTCTTGCTCGTTCATCCTCGCCGTAAGCATGGATAGAAGCCTCTTGAACGGCCCTAGCTGACCCTTGCCCTTGCGCCTGTCCTCTAGCGCCCATAATGGCCCTCTGTGACGATAATACGCCTCTAAGCTCTTCACTATTGATAGCGCTCGCTTCGGTGAACGCAAGCGCCTCTTGCTCCATTCTAGTCTTCAAAAAGCTCTTTTCTATCCCAAGCGCCTCTTCCATATTCTTATAGTTCTCATCAGCTATCCCATAACCTTCACGGGCAATCGATAATGCTTGAGCATTATTTAGGTCTGACGCTTGTTCAAAGGCCGATAAATCAGTTTCATAGTTGTTAATGATATTCTCTTGTTTGCGTAGGAACCTTTGCTCTTTGCGATTCTTATAGATATTGGCACCGATGCCAGCGGCTTGAGCTGCGAGTAGAAAAAGTGGTAGTGCCATTAGGTTAACTCCAATATGTATGAGATACCTAGGATGGTCATCGGTAGAGGATTCATTTGAGATATCGTGATGTTGTATTGGGTGTAGTCCCAATCCTCCATCATGTTATATTCATAAACCCCACTAACTGGCTGACCCAATTGAGCTGGTATCTGCTGTGGTATAATTATAGGAAACCCTTGGATTGTTGCTCCAAGCGTGTTGTAGCAATTGATATAAAGTCCACGAATGTGTTTTCTCTTATAAAGGTTGCTAGGCGTACCTGGAATATTACCAATAGGTAAAAATTGAATAGTAGAGTTAAATGGCATGCCATAGGTTACGTTTTGGGATACCACTGGCAACGTAAGAACATTATTAAATATTTGAATATTCCCAAGTGATACACCGTCAGCAAACACACCTACAAAATCACCATTCAAATAATTCGCATTATTGATAACATTACTATTAAGGTTGTTAACAGTCGTTGACGCATCGGTATTAAGCGTAAAGTCTAATTCTTCTAAAAACTGTGCGTGAGTATCCACGTTATCTATAACGTTTGAGTTGTTGCCAGCATTAATGATTGTGAATGCGTTTATGTTAGATTCGGCATCAGATTGAAGCGCATATACTCTAAAGTTATTAGCGTCTGTTGCATTAGCAAAGAAGTATTGTGTTGTGTTTATGGGAGGGACAGTTAGTGGTAATACACCTGTAGTTGTAAAGTAGATAATATTACTGTGACCAATTTCTAATCCATGTCCGTTAGCTTGTAAGGTATTGTTAACCGCGTTGAACCCTGTGATCGCAACAGGCGCTTGAGGCACCAAATAATGTCTATCAACAATAAAGAACACGCGCCCTATTGAGCTTGTGATATGATTGAAGCCACCTGTGAAGCCAAAAGTAACGTTATCAAAAGTGTATTGAGCTGTAGCATTAGTCCAAGCCGCTATGTTCTGTTCGCTTAATGTTTGAAAGATAGCAAGTGAGCCATCCGAGTTTACAAACATTGCATAGTACCCATCGGTAAAATTAGGGTCTGTGAAGGCTGCCATATCTACAGGCGATATGATTAGAGAACTGCTGGCTATGGATATATTGTTCAAAACATATGAACTTTGGGCTATATCCCACGTCATATTCTTAACATTATTGCCAGATTTATCGACATAGATAATCTGATTATCAATGAACAAAGGCTGTAGATTGCTCGTGCCATCTTTGTTTTGTTCAGTTAAAACAAAGTTAGTTGGAGTTAATGGTTGCTCTGTAGCGAATGGTGTGAAGTAGTTGCCGGTATTGGTATGGACTGTTAGGGTCTTACCAGCCGTTAGAGCTTGGACAACATTGGTCTGTGCGGCTGATGGATACCACGATATAGCATCGCTCGCTAACGTTTCGGAATCATCAAAGTTATAAGCGACATTAACAGCACTAAGCCATACTCCGTTAGGAATGGAAGGTGACCCACCAAAGACCAATCTATTCTGAAAAAAGCTAACACATACTGGCCATCCACGTGCTGTACTCCAAGCTGGTTCACCCAAGAAAGCAAATGCACCCATTATCGCATTTGTGTTGGTAAAGGACTGAATCGTAAACCCTGTTACAACTGTCGTGCTATTAAATGTTTGTATTCTGAATATACCGCCATTGCCGGTGAAGAGGCCTCCAACCATGGCGGCGGTAAATATTGGGGCGCTGGCGGTAATTGTAACGCCTGTGCCGCTCGTGGCGCTTGGTGTGAATGTGAGGGCACTATACCCACCATTGAAGTCAAAAGCGGGTTCTGCAATGAAATTTATGGCTGTAAATGTCCAAGTGTTTAGGATATTAACTGTGCTAGTAACGCCCGCCGCTGAGAATGTGTAAAACCCTACTCCGCTTTTAGCTGCATCAGCAGTTGAATAAATTTGAATGGTTGTGGTTGTTATGAACAGAGCATAGTAAGTTCGCCCTACATATATTTGTGGATTAGATGTTGGCAGTACGCCGGTTGTGCTAAACGTAATGGGTAAAACTTGCCCAATAACACCGGGCGTTGTGATGGTTAAAGTTTGAGCTGCACCTAATCCAACAATTGCATTGGGTGCATTTGCGCTACGAACCAATTGGTATGGATTGAAGTTTAGATTGGCGGTGATGATGCGATCGTTAACCTGCGCCCATCTTAAGTTAACTATATCTTCTTTATTGTATGGCGTTGCAAAACTTGCAACCAATATGTCTTCTAGGAATATAACGGTTTGATTGGTCTGCCATACCAACAAATAAATAGCTGAATCATCAAAAGTTAATGTAGATATTTCTGTGTATTCAGGGTTTGTGTATGGATTAATGTTTGGGTCTAGTGTTGCTATATACCTTGTCCCAAATCTTCTTTGGATGCCGCCTTGCGGAATAACAACGCAATTCATTGCGGTCTTCACAGAGCGATAGTATTTATCGAAGTCAGTGCGGGCGTAGGCTCTAGGGTCTAATACCCCGTTGGTGAAGCATGCCTGGTCAAGGTTAACATATGGCATTATCCACCTATCCAAGTACCAACAAAGCGATTGGATATGATTGGACTTGAAGCGAGTGGGGTTTGTGGCCTATTCTGTGCATCGGCGGCCATAGCTTTAGCCAACTCTATATCCCGCTGAGCGATACAGAAAGGCGCATATTGTGCGTTTTGGGCGTTGGATAGGGCAAGTTGTGCCGCTACTTCCCATATTAGATACTGAGTGAACCAGTCAGGTAGAGCCGTGATTTGAGGCAGATAGCAATATTCCATGAATATCGGCCCATTGAGATTCGAGTACATTAAGCTGTTGTTATAGAGTTCAAAAGCCCAGTTCATGGGATATTGACGGATATATTTTAGGAAGTCCCCTGGAAGCTGGTAGCTGTACTGCCAATAGCTTACAGGCGGCGGTAATACGTTTTGGGCGAGCTGGACAATGCGTGTGGCAAATCGCCACGAGTTTTGAGCAATCCTGGTTGGCAAGACCTGTTCTAGCTGTTGCTGTGCCGCGATACTCATATCATCTTGTCCAAGCGCGGATATAGGCTTCTTGCCTAACTTCATTAACGCACCGGAAATGATCTGAACTTCAGTTAATGGCATAGCACCTCTAAAAAGCGGGGCAGTGGATAAAGCTGCCCCGAATGGGATATCAAGTTTTAGGTTGTCGTATAGACGCTGTAACTTACATACCAGTTGAAAGTACTATCACCAGTTGTAAATGCCTGAGTAGTGTTGGACATGAACACGCCAACGTTTACGGTTGTAGCTGCGGTTAAAGCTACAGGTAGAGCACCTAATGCACCCATGACGCTACTAGCTGCGGCACCGGTGAAACTTGCAGCTGGGATAGTTGCTGAAGCGGCTGGCCCTGCTAGCAATGCAGTTGTGCCGTATTCGAGACCAACGGCACCACCGGCTGCGAACTGAGTAGTTCCGAACACTAATTCCATTGTGAAATCATGAATTCGGATCAATGTGTTAGCACCTTGTGCGGCAACGATTGGGCGTGCGGCTGCACCACCTGCGCTCATTCCGTTGAACTGAGCCGCAGTAATCGTACCCGTTGCAAATTGAATAACCGATGGCGCAATCTGAGTTGACGTCAAAGTGTTATTTGCAATTGATGCAGCGGTGATACCTAATGCCTGGATTTGCGTATCGGTAATGCTGTTGTTAACAAGCTTCGCAGCATTAATGCTGTTGTTGTTAATATTAGCGTTACCGATGATACCAATCGCTGCACCAAATGCAGCAAGCGTTACAACACCGGTTGCACCGTATGTAACAACTGTTACTTCATAGATTTGGCCAACGCCGGTATTGTCAGTGGTGAATATATAATCACCAGCTTGCAAATCTAGGTTGACCGAGTTGAAGTAGTTAGCTGCGGCAAAGTTTGCTTGTGTATCGGTTGTTGAGCTGTAGGTAAAGATTTTTGGTCCACCTTCACTAACGAGCA